ATAATATGGGATAATATTTCATATTAATAATAAAATAATAGAAAGGTAAGAAATGACTGACATAAGTAAATATAAAAACGTATCTTTATCTAAAGAGACTTATTTAAAAATAGATAAAATACGAAGAATACTAGTGCCAAACGCAGTGATTAGCAGATCTCAAACAATTAATATTTTAGTTAACGAGAAAGCGAAGCAGCTCAATGGCAAATTATCAAAATAATTTAAATATGTTTGAGGAAGAAAAAGACTTTCTTCCGGAACAAAAACTTTGGCGAGGAGTACTTTGTCAAGCTTTGTATGATGCATTATCTGATTTTAAAAATCAAATGATTACCGATGAAGATAAACAAGATGCAAAATATTGGTTTAGAGATAAGCCAAAAGATTTTTATGTTGTTTGTAGAAATGCAGGGTTTGATCCAGGGTACGTACATGATAAAGTTAAAAAGCTTTTAAATTTAAAGGCTTTAAATAAATTAGGCATCATTTGGAATTATGAAAGAAAAAATAAAAACTATAGAAAAGGAGAATATAAATATGAACGGTAAAGCCATATGTCCAAAATGTAAAGGTAATGGATATGTAACTATACAAATGCAAAATGAAAAAACACCTCATCATAAAGATTGTACTTATTGCAATAATCAAGGTGAAATAGTTTTGGATAATAAAAAAATTGAAAGATATTTAAATTATTTAAGGATGGTACAATGAACATGAAAGATAAAGGTCCTAATGATTTAGAAAAAAACGTTTTTGATTTAGTAAGAGAAAATCATAAATTAAAAGCAGAGAACTATAAATGGGAAAAAGAAATGGAACAACTATTAAAAAAACATAAAAAGGAGATGAAAAAAAGATGACATTTACAAACTATAAAAAAGCAATAGCAAAACTATTAAAAGCTTACCATAAGAAATGGGATTGCTTTGGTAAACCTATTACTAAAAAGAAAAAAAAGAGAAATAAATAATGGATCCGTTTGTTCAAGCCGTTATAATAATGGTGATAGTTGTTGTAATAATAGAAATAGTTAAGTGGTATAAATAATGAAAATAGAAAAATACGAAAAAAATATTTGGGCATTAATACTAATAATATGTTGGATATTAATGATCTTAGCAATTATTATTTACAAATGATTAGAGGAGATAGTAAAGACTATAACCTCTTAGATAATTGGGTTAGAGGATTAAAAATTAATTCTAAAGATATACTAACGTGCGAGATTGGTGTTCGTGAAGGTCTTGGTTCTAAGATCATTATGGATGTAGTCAAGTCTCATGGATCAAGGAACTACATGCACATAGGAATAGATCCTTATGGCAATTTAGAATATCAACACTATGATAACTCTCCAGCTTACACAGCGGATTACACTAACGATATGCGACTGCAGCTTGAGAAAGATTTATCTAGTTATAAAGAATTTAAATTGTTTCATATGACTGATAAAGAATTCATGAGAAGATACCCTGAGTATGGTCCTTTTAATTTAGTTCATTTTGATGGGCCTCATATGACAAGAGAAGTTGCTGATGAAGCGATGTTCTTTGCACAAAGAAGTATTCCTGGAACTAGATTTATCTTTGATGACTTTAAAACTTATCAGATGCCATTAATACAACAGATGTGTTCTTGGTATGGGTTTGAAGAAATAGATAGAGGAGATAATAAAATATGCCTAGAGAGATAGACACGATAATAAGTTTACCAACTTATAGACAGTATTGGGTTCACACAAAACCTTATGGTCATGACATAGTTATTTGGTCTGACACTGGGAAGATTACAATTCAGTGTAAATGGCCTGATATGGAAAGATCTAATAACAACAGAGTAAAAAGAAAATGATTATAGATTTAAATAAATGTGAACCTATTTATAATATGAAAATTAATTTGTGTGATTTATCTCCGGTGTTATATTTTTTATTTGAAGTTACTGAAAAAACTCCACGTTATAAACGAGTAAACAATACATACATTCAAGATCCAAAAGGTAACTATGTTATTGATCATGGGATGGACATTTTAAATAAAGTTCCAAGGGTGGTTAAATATATTGGTCAAGGAATTCATGGGGGTCATAGAAGATTAGTTGATCATTACACTCATGAAAACGAAAAAGGAACTCATTATGGTGTGGGTCCTGTATTTAATTATGTTAGAAAAATTAAAGGATTTAAAAGATTAGGTTATGATTCTGTTAGAATACATCATGAAACACTATTAGTTAGAAAATATTTACCTGAATTAAATAAAGCATCTCAACTAACAGATAATCAAAAATTAATTATTTTAAATAGTAAAGGATTGGTTACTCCTTATCATTTAATGGTTCCTTATAATATTCATGCAAGAGATATTTATAAGGCCTATCAAGCATGGTTAATTGAAGACATAGATTATATAAAAAAAGAACTTGTTCTATTTGAAACTAAAAATAAAGCAGGCATAACTAAAAAAAGTAATCCTCAATCTTATAGAAGAAGGGGAAAAAAACTTAAATTTTCTGTTTGGTTTTCAGGAGCTGTTCTTCGGTTTCATAAAAAACAACACTCTGCTTATACAGAATTTTGTAAAACTACTTATACTTACATACAATTATACGATGAAGAAAGATATGAAAGCACTAAAATGAGAAAAAGAGAAAACATAAAAAAATTACCAGAAGAAAAAAAGGAACAAAATAGAATATATGGTAGAGAATATAAAAAAATAAAAAGAAAACTTAATCAAGATAATAAGTTTAATGAATCTAAACAACCGGAGTTAATATAATGGAGATACTTATTTTAAATTTAATAGTTACGTTAGTTTTGTTTAGTTTAATATAATTATGAGATATGTGTTTATGTTATTATTGTTAATTGGTTGTTCTAAAGATATGTCTTTTGATCCAACCATTACTATTAGTAAAGAGATAGTAAAGTTTTTATATAATGAATCTAACAAAGAGAAACCTGCAGCAGAATGAAATGGAATAAAAGATTTATATACCCGGCGAGTTCAAGGTCCTTGATCCATGATGAAAGGCATTATGAATTGGGAACTGAGAAATTACCATCAGTGACAACGATACTCCAGGCTACACAACCTGAGGAGAAAAGAGCAGCGCTAGAGGCATGGAAGACTCGTGTAGGAGCTGATGAAGCAACAAGGACCAAGGACCAAGCAGCTGAACGTGGCACTGCAATGCATAGGATACTAGAGAGCTATATATTGGGTCAAAATCACTTAGATTTGACTGATATAGGCCAGAACGCACATACTATGGCTCAACAGATCATTGACAACGGTTTAAAGGATTTAGAAGAGATTTGGGGTTCTGAGGTTACTATACATTATCCAGGGTTGTATGCAGGAGCAACTGATTTAGCAGGTGTTTATAGAGGGGCAGAGAGTATAATAGACTTTAAACAAAGCAACAAGCCAAAAAGAAAGGAATGGATTACTGACTATTTTTTACAACTAGCAGCATATGCAATGGGACATAACACTATATATGGTACTAAAATAGACAGAGGTGTTGTCCTAATATGCACAAAAGATAATCTTTTCCAGCGTTTTGAGGTGGAAGGTAATGAGTTTGTTAATTATCAACATGAGTTCTTAAAAAGAGTAGATCAATATTATAAAAACAAAGCTTGACATAATATCCCACATATAATAAAGTTTCATATAGAAAGGAAAATATATGAAAAAAATAATTAAGAATATAAAAGGTATCAAAATAGATGTTCGATCTAAAGAGTCTATGTATGTGACTATGAAAGATTGGACTGTTTACATTGATAACAGCACTAACGAAAGAATAATTAATTCTTGGAAAGAAAAGAAAATATGAAACTACCATTTAAATTATGGTCAGATGATAAAAACAAAAAAGTTTATAGAATAGTACATACTTATCAATTGACTGTAGAACAATATGTTAAGGCAAATAATAGAGATGAAGCTTTTGATATCTGTTTAGATAAAGGAGGAATCATTCATGATAAAATAAATAGACATTTAACTAATGAAGATTTTGAGGTATGCGAGACCACTTGTGTTGATGCAGACCCAGAACATACAGATGTTAAATATGTAGGAACAATTATTGAAAACGAGGAACAAGAACTAGAGTGTGATACTTTAGAACCAGAAAGTAAAGACTCTATTATTCCATTCAATAAGAAATTTGGGAGACACGCATGAAACAGACAGATATAGAGTTTATAAAAATTCAAGATGATATTTCTCACTTTATAAGAAAAATGCAAAAAAGAATAATGAAACTAGATAAAGCCGATCGTATAATTACTGTTAAATCTTATCTTATATTTTTTGTAGTATTTTGGACTGAAATAGAAATGTATTCTGATTACTTAAAGAAAGTAGAAAAAAAAGATAATGATTTTAAAGAACATGCTAAATTTAAAATAGAAGAAGTGATGAATGGTGATGGACCAGAATCAATTACATATAACTAAAGGAGAAAATATGAGTATGAAAGACTATGCAACTCAAATGGTTGAGAAACAACTTGACGTTGTAAAGGAGTTATTGGTTAATAATGAAATAACCGAGGCTCAAGCTGCGGACAAAATAGAACAAATAGAAAATTTAGAACTGGTCACAAACATGGAATCAGGGGACATTGCCTATGAGATGGTAATGGAAAGCCGAAGCTAATTGTGGCAAGATTAAGGCAACATTGTGGCAAAAGTGTGTTTGTTGCATAAATGTCACACATTTGTGGTGCCCATGTGGAGCCCGTGTGGTGTTTTTTAGTGGCGTATTTCCTCATTTGTGGAGTTCTTGTGGTGCTTTTGAAATTGATTAGAATCATTGGTACGTATAGAGAATCATCAATTTGTGGTGCTTTTGAGGGGGTCTGGAGGGGTAAAGTGAAAAATTTTTTTTCATTTACCCTAAAATGAACCCTAATAGTACCACAAAATAGGTTAAGTCATTGATTTATATAGATAATGTCGTTTTTAAAAGCTCCACATGGAGCACCACATGAACACCACAAACACCACAAACAAGGAAAATAGCCACTTATTTAAATATCAAAAGCACCACATGACCCTATAAATAATATCTAAAATGATTTAGATTGATTTATATGAATAAATTCAATTATGACCTATATGAAATATCTTGGGAAGATATTTGCAGTGATTCTGGATGGGCTTTAGAAGTTGAATTTGATAAATTATCTGTAAGTCATTGTATTTCAATTGGTTTTATTTTTAAGAAAACACAAAAATATTTATGGATATTTTCTTCTTATGAGATAAATGATCTTGGCGAAATTAACTTTGGAGATCGAACGGTAATTCCGCTATCTAACATAACGAAAATGGAGAAGATATGGGTAAGAAAAAACAAGAAACAATCCAAGACATACTAGATAGAATACAAGAAGATATTGATTCTATCAGAGACAAAGCTGAAGAATTAGAAAATCACGATTGTGATTCTGATTCAGATGAGTCGGACGATTGGTCTGATGAAGACGAAGACGAAGACGAAGAAGAATAGTTCACTAAAATCTTTTCTTTCTTTGGAGGTCGTTGGGGTTTTCCTAATCTAATATCTTTTTGTTTTTGCACAACATCAGATTTTAGTTCATCAACTTCAACACCTTCAAGGATTGGAGAATATTCATCCAATACTTCTGCAATTCTTTTATCTAATTCTTCCTCTGATAAATCATCTAATTTTCCGGTCCTAATAATCTTTTGTTCAACGTATAACCCGGCAACCTTGCCTCTAGCTACTTCTGCATTAACAGCAGCGCTCCAGGCTTTATTCTTCAAAGCTTCATTCTTAATTTTACCTAATTCTGTAATATGACTTTCAAAAGTAATGTCATATTTCTTTTGATTTTCTGCCCTTAACTCTCCAATGTATTGAACAACCAATGGACATATTTTGGGGTTCTGAAGTTTATAGGCAGCATTCCTAGCTGTATCAGGGGAGTATCCTGCAGCTATGGCTGCTTCAGTCCCATTCATTCTTCCCTCATTAGTTACTAATTCATGAGCGAATTTTATCTGCATTTCTGTAAGTCTTTTTACTTGTCCCATACACTTGATCTTATAGGTTAACTTTGGTATATTTGCAACAATCATTCATCTCCAAATAAATGATCCTGGGGTTGGCTTACGAAGGATTTATCCGGATACTGAACCCCAGGTTAAAAAGGAATAGTTATGCAGGGTAGATTTTTAAGACAGATAGTAAATAAATTTATGGTAGAATCTGAAGTTGCGAACAATGCAAGAGTTCAGGTTTATATGCCCAATGGAGAAACCTTTGATGTAAAAGGTATTCAATTAATGGAAAATAAAATTATTGGAGAAAGAGAATCTCATAGATTAATCATTACAGTTGAGCCTACAAAATGGGGTATGGGTAAGATGATTAAACGAATTACATAATGCAAATTGTAACTTGAATTTGAAGTGAAACCAGAGTCAAAATTTTGGCATGAAGTTAAGAAAAACATAACTGAAATTTCCTTTACAAGGCTTGAGTCTTGGGCCTCGGCTGGTGTTCCGGATCTCTTGTGCTATAACAAATCTGGTAAATTTTTTACCATTGAGCTGAAGGTGACAAGAGGTGAATTTCCAATCCTCTCAGCGCATCAAATTAGCTTCCATGTCCGTCATCCTAATAATACTTTCATCCTGCAAAAGGCCCTCGGTCCTTGTACCATAAAACTTTATGAAGGATCAAAGATCATGCAGCTTGCAAACCATGAGCCTTGTTCCTGTATTGCTGAAGGTTGGACCAAGGTCCAGGAACATCTTGTCAATGTGACATAATGTCGCACCCCCAACTAAAAAACCTGTGGGCGGGGCCCACCCAAAAAAAAAAAAACAAGCTGCTTGTAAACTTGCTGCTTGTAAGCTTGCGAGCCATGCTTGCGCCTTGGACCAAGGCTCCTGCTCCTCCCCCGCTTGCGAGCGGGGTTTAAATATTAAATATTCTCTAGCCCCCAGGACGGGGGCTAGTTTACAACGTTAGGAAGCTTTTGCAAATTTGTCTGCCAGGTCAATTCTGCCCTGGACTAGCAGAAGGTATTCTCCCCCGCTGCTGCCGTGGGGTTCTCTCCATACTTCGAAGTAATCCCCATCTTTATCCCGTTTTAAACGGGTTACTATCTTACCCTGCCAACTCTGCGCCTCAACTCTAAGTGAGTGATGGGCTCTTGCTGTAGGTTGAGTCTTTCTTGCAGACTCAGATATCTTTCCATAAAAGTGACTCATTCTATCACCTCCTCTGCACCCTCAACAGAACTATCAAGACGGTCTTCTTTAATAACATCATCCTCACTCCAATAGCCCTGCTGCACTTTTTTTATAGCTTCTTCCTCACTAGTGGCTTCAACTTTAATCCACTTTGCAAGGCTTTCAGATATAACTACTTCATATTGTTTCATTTTCTTTCTCCTCTATAAATGTGGTTAGCTTTCTGTGAATTAAAGAATATCTATAATCATCCAGACCAATGTCCTTCTCTGATAGTTCTTTAGGTATCACATTAACAAACCATTCTTCTAAAGCATCCAATATGTTGGACACTTCAAACTTAGTTAGTTTCATGTTTCTTTCTCCTTCGTTAGTGTTGAGTGATTCATTAGACATAGATTTTCTTAAACTATGACCACCCTATATGAATCTACGTGGTGATATTTTAACTCAACGATGCAATTATATCCTAGATTCTCCCATCTTGTCAAATCTTATTTTGTGCCTTGTTGCCTGAGACCTGATTCAAGGCGCTTGCAACCTAGGGTTATGTCAATGCGACATAGTGTCGCACCCCACTAAACACTTGTGGGCGGGGCCCTCCCAAGAAATAAAAAAACACTAAACACTTGTGGGCGGGGCCCACCAGGGATTTATATATACACTTGTGAACTTGCTAGCTGCGCTTGTAGGCTTGTGATTTTTTATTTTTTATTGTGGTTGTGGCGCCCGTTATTTGGGCGCCGTTAGAATTATACTTCGTTAACTTCTTCAATCACGGGTGGAAGGTAGTACTCCCATTCCACTTCCTTGTCGGGCCGCTCCCAGTCTTCCTTGTTGGCTAAGGCGATTTCCTTGGCCTCTTCTGGGGATGCAGCTTCTACTTCATAGAACATATAGTCCTTGTAGTAGGCGACAATTGAGTACGTTTTTTTAGTCATTTTTTCCTTTCGTTGAGAAACCCACTCCAGTGCTCCAATATAAAAAAATATACTGGCTACACTGGTGGGATGAAGGGGCGCCTTACAGACGCAAACTCCAATGGAGTATAACCCTTTTTAGAATCATATATTATCCTACATTTAAAATAATAGCAACAAATAAATTTCTCCATGTTTCATGATTCGAGGTCAATAAATTCAAATAAGTCAATGCGACATATTGTCGCAGGTCTACTAAATACTTGCGGGCGGGGCCCTCCCAAGAAACACTAAACACTTGTGGGCGGGGCCCACCCCACCTTAAAAAAAATAAAATTAATTTAGAGCTTGACAATATAGGATAACATAGGATATAATTCCAAATAACAAACAACGAAAGGAAAACAAACATGAGACCAATAAGAAAACAAGAACTTGATTATTTAGATAGACTTATAAATAACAAGTTCCAAGAAAAGCAAAGTGCAATACGATCACAGTGTGAACTTGAAGTAGGAAAACAATTAGAGAAGGACTTTAATAAGTTCTTATCTACTTTGAAACTTGAAAAGCTACTTAAAGACGCTGAACAAGCTGAAAAGGACTTTGAGGACTTTAAACAAAGTAAAGACGCTAAAGAGACAGCACTTAATCAAAATGCTTTTAAGAAAAAACAAGCATTACTTGAAAAGGTTAATCAGTGGTCAGATATTAGAGACTGGCAAATTTCAAGTCGTGCTGACACTGTAGATGAAGTGATAAGTAATTTGAAAAAAGCTTGTCGACAAGAACTTGAGGACAAATATAAAAACTCTGAAAAGGGTAAGTTCTTTAAGTACCTACAAAATGGAGTTGAGGACGCCAAAAATACTTTATATTCTGGTTTGTCTATTGATGACGTTTGGAAGAACTTAGAAAATATATTTGGTAAGGCACAAATTGAGGTGCGTGTGCCCAAGTCCTTTACACAAATTGCTAAATAATTCTTTTCGTTAAGAATGAACAACGCCCGGAATTCCGGGCGTTGTTGTTAAGACTATTTTTTTCGTGTTTCTCTATACTTTGTATCAAAGTCCTTTTCTTGTTTTCTATTGATTAATAAAACTATCCAATAGAATAAAGCAACAAGCAACAAGGACAACGAGGCAAAAGTTATAAAGTAATCATATAACTCATTTATTGTTTCAAGCATAAACTACCTTTGTTGTTTCTCTCTCCTCAAACGTTTCGACAATATCCATAATGGTATCATCACACTTTGTTATAATAAAGGAAAGTATTTCACTTTCCTTTGTTGTTAGCCCTTGCTCAACAAATTGTTGAGCAAGGTTATCAGTTATATTTATTTCAGTTTCCATATTAATTACTGTTTGGATTCCAGATACAAAGTTTTAATTGACTTTCCAAACTTTTAACAAGTTCAGCTGGCTTTGAATCGTGTTTATCAAATCGTAAGCCAGTAAAGTTATCTATGTATCCTACTTTTTCATTGTTATAAAAAACATCGCCAGATTTTTTATCTGGAAAACTAAAACCAATTTGTTTTAGTTCTTTTTCGTGTTCTTTTGATACCCATAGTTCCATATTATTACTTTCGTTGTTAGTGATTATATCTTACAATATCCTATATTTAATGTCTATAGTTATTTGCCACAATTCAAAAGATATTTGTATTATAATTCAATGGGATATTCTGTGATATATTTATCACTATTAAATACCTGTGGGCGGGGCCCACCCTTACCGATAATATATACATGTGGGCGGGGCCCACCAAGGACTCACCCCCCCACCATAGAGGTCCCAATGGGTTTACGATTTACTTTTATTCTAAGGAGGGGGGAGAGGGTAAATCAATTAAAGGGGTCCCAGTCATACCCTTTAGTCTAAGATTTACATAGTTATAGTTAATAAATTCATTTTGGGTTCTAAATTACTTTTATTCTAAGTAGGGGGGAGGGGTAAAAAATATTTAAGGTACCATATAAGGGGACCCTATAGGTTATAAAATTACCTATGGATTTATACCCCCGGGGGTGTTAAAAACAATTTAGGTACCATAATTATATTATGCTTGATAAAGAAAATTTAAAAAAACTTAGAAATATAAATAATATTAAAGACCCTGAAGTTAGAAAAAGAGTTAAATTAAATTTTCTAATGTCTATTAAAAAGAATACAGACAAAAATATTCGTTCTGATTTTCTAACATTTGTAAAATATATTTGGCCAGATTTTATTGAAGGCTCCCACCACAAAACTATTGCAGATAAATTTAATAGATTAAGATCAGGAGAATTAAAAAGATTAATTATCAATATGCCACCGAGGCATACTAAATCAGAATTTGCTTCTTACTTTTTACCTGCATGGATGATTGGTAATGATCCTAAATTAAAAATTATTCAAGCAACTCACACAGCAGAACTTGCAGTTAGGTTTGGTCGTAAAACAAAAAACTTAATTGACTCAGCTGAATATAGAGAAATATTTAATACAAGATTACAAGAAGATTCAAAAGCCGCTGGCCGTTGGGAAACGGATAGGGGTGGTGAATACTTTGCT